TATCGTCGGCAGCGTCAGATGTGTATAAGAGACAGCCCCCGCCTACACCCTGGACCAAATCTCCCGTGCCGGGGCCTCCCTGGTGGATGCCGGGAAGATGCAGCAGCTTTTGGAGCTGCTGGGCCGCTATGGCGTGCAGGCCGTCACCCAACTCCAGCCGGAGCAGTATGGCACCTTTGCCACCGAACTCCGGGCCCTGGGCGCTCAGATTTAAGGAGGTGCCCCATGCCTCCTGAGAAACACGCCTTGCTTTCGGCGTCCTCCGCCTCCCGCTGGCTGGTATGCACGGCGGCCCCCCGCTTTGAGGAGGGCCTGCCGGAGAACACCAGCGAGTATGCGGAGGAGGGCCGCCTGGCACACGCCATTGGGGAGCTCAAGGTCACCAAGAAATGCACCCCCATGAGCTCCCGGACCTACACCACACGGCTCAACAAGCTCAAGAAAAACCCCCTCTACACCCCGGAGATGGACAAGACCACGGACCTGTACCTGGAGCACATCACGGAGCAGGTCATGGGCTATGACAGCGCCCCCACCGTGGCCGTGGAGGTCAAGGTGGAGTTTTCGGACTATGTGCCGGAGGGCTTTGGCACCTGTGACTGCTGCATCATCGGCGGGGACCTCCTCAGCATTGTGGACTACAAGCACGGCAAGGGCGTCCCTGTGTCTGCCGTGGGCAATCCGCAAATGCGGCTTTACGCCCTGGGCGCTCTCAAGCGCTATGCCCCCGTGTTCGGGGACACCATCAAGCGGGTCCGCATGACCATTGACCAGCCCCGGCTGGACAGCTACACCACGGATGAAATCACCGTTGAGGAGCTGCGGGCCTGGGGTGAGAGCATCAAGCCCATTGCCCAGAAAGCCTTTTCCGGCCTGGGTGAGTTTGTCCCCGGTGACCATTGCCGCTTTTGCCGTGGCAAGGCCCAATGCCGGGCCCGTGCCAATGTCAACACGGCGCTGGAGGACTTCAAGGACTGTGTGCCCGCCGGTAAACAGCCCCAGGGTGAGGGCAAGGTCCTCACGGATGCAGAGATTGGCGATCTGCTGGAACGGGGCAAGCTGCTGGTCCAATGGTACAAGGACCTGGAGGCCTACGCCACGGAGGCCCTGCTGGCGGGCAAGGAAATCCCCGGCTGGAAACTGGTGGCGGGCCGGAGCAATCGGGCCTTTACGGACCAGGACGCCGCCATCCAGGCGGTCATTGCTGCCGGATATGATGAGGCCCTGGTCTATGACCGCAAGCCCAAGACCCTCTCCGAGCTGGAGAAGTTGATGGGCAAGGCGGAGTTTGCGGAGAAGATTGGCGGCTATGTCATCAAGCCGCCGGGCAAACCCACCCTTGCCCCGGCCTCTGACAAGCGGGAGGCCTACGCCCCCGCCGCTGCTGACTTTGCCGGGGTGGCCGCCGATGCTTAAATACAACACCTGCGCCCACGCCCGGCCCCGGATGCACCCGTTTTTCCCCGTGGATGACCGGGACCGTGACCCGGTTTATCCTGTGGCCTCCTGCTGCAAGAAAGCGGTGAGCTACAAGGTGGCGGAGCCCAGGAGCTATCTTTCCGCCATCCGGGACCGGGAAGTCTGCGAAAACTGCCCCATGTTCACGGACCCTGACACCCTCATCTCCATGCAGGCGGACACATTCCATGCGGACATCTACATGGACCGGCTCATTGACCTGCCGGTCACCAACATCCGCAAGCTGTTCAAGCTGCTGCACCTCTACCGCTGGGAGAATGAGCGGGCCATTGACAGCCTGGTCCCCTATCTGGCCCAGGCCGTCCAGGAGAGCAAAGACGCCTGGAAACAGGCCTCTGCGGACTATGTGCATGGCTGGCGCAAGGTGGACAACCCCAAGAGCCGCCACCCGGCGGTGGTGGAAACCCTCAAAAACAACAGCCGCCTGACCCGCCAGCTCAAGGCCGCCAAAGCCCGGCATGAGCGCTGGGCAAAAATCCAGTCTATCTGGGCGGAAATCTCCGCTCATTGATACGAAACACCCAATGAAATCACAAAAAGGAGAACAAAGATTATGTATCAGAATGACCCCATGAAAGTGCTGACCGGCGAGGTGCGCCTCTCCTATTGCAGTCTGACCACCCCCAGGGCCGCCAAGCAGGGCGGGGAGCCCAAGTATTCCGTCACTCTGCTCATCCCCAAGACGGACAACGCCACCAAGGCGGACATTGACGCCGCCATCAACGCCGCCGCCCAGGAGGCCTTGACCAAGGTGTGGAACGGTGCCCGGCCCCCCGTGGTCAAGGTGCCCATCCATGACGGTGATGGGGTCCGCCCCTCCGGCGTCCCCTTTGGCGATGAGTGCAAGGGCCATTGGGTCCTGACCGCCTCCACCAAGAACAAGCCCCAGGTGGTGGGCATCGACAACATCAACTGTGAGCTGGCCCCCTCCGACATTTACAGCGGCATGTATGGCCGGGTGACCGTCCGCTTTTTCGGCTACTCCAACAGCGGCAACAAGGGCATCGGCTGCGGCCTGGGCAATGTCCTCAAGACCCGTGACGGGGAGCCCCTGAGCGGCCAGGCCTCCGCCGCCTCCGACTTTGCCGGGATTGGTGCCGCCCCGGCGGCCACCCCGAACTATGGGGCGGCAATGCCCGCCACTCCGGGGGCCTACGGTGCCCCTGTCAACACCCCGCCCTGGAACAGCGGCAACGGCATCAACCCCATCACCGGACAGCCCATGTGATAACTGACAGAGGAGGAAACACCAATGAAAACCAGATTTGACGGCAAGCTCTGGATTGGAGCCTTTGGCCTTGCCATGGAGGTCAAGGACATGGAAACCGCCCACCTGCTCAATACGGTCAAGATGCTGGTGCAGAAACCTGCCCGTGTGCAGGCCATGCTGGTCACCGACATTGAGGACGCCACCTTTGAGGAGCAGGAGGCCTGGACGCCCAACGGAAACGGGGAGGACATCCGCAAGAAGTCCCTCCACAACGCCACCAGCCTCTCCTCTGAGGAGCTGGTCCAGTATGTGACTGGCACGCCGCTCTTTAAGGCTATGACGGAGGAGCTGGAGGCCCGTGGCGTGAACACGGAGAACATCATGGAACTCTACACCAAAGATACCGCTTTCAAGGCATAAGGAGGCCCACTCATGCACCATCTCAGCATAGACCTGGAAACCTACTCCAGCGTGCCGCTGGCAAAGGCCGGGGCCCAGAAGTACATCAAGAGCCCTGACTTTGAAATCCTGCTCTTTGCGTACAGCGTGGATGGTGCGCCTGTTGAAATCATCGACCTGGCACGGGGGGAGAGGCTCCCCCCGTGGCTGGTCCAGGCCATCACCAGCCCGGAGTACATCAAGCACGCCTATAACGCCCCGTTTGAGTGGGGCTGCCTGTCCAAGTATCTGGGCACCCTGCCGCCGGACCAATGGCGCTGCACTATGTTCCACGGCCTCTACTGCGGCTACACGGCAGGCCTGGAGGCCACCGGCAAAGCCCTGGGGCTCCCCCAGGACAAGCAAAAGCTCAACACCGGCAAGGCGCTCATCCGCTATTTCTGCATCCCCTGCAAGCCCTCCAAGGCCAACGGCCAGCGGACCCGAAACCTGCCCCAGCATGACCCCACCAAATGGGAGCTGTTCAAAACCTACTGCAAGCAGGATGTGGTCACCGAGATGGAGATTGAGCGGCGGCTGTCCGCTTTCCCTGTCCCGGACTGGGTGCAAAAGCAATGGGAAACCGACCTCATCATCAACGCCAGGGGCGTGGCCGTGGACCTGGAGCTGGTCACCGGGGCCCTCTATCTGGGGGACACCGTGCGCCAGACCCTCATGGCAGAGGCCATGCAGCTCTCCGGCCTATCCAACCCCAACAGCGTGGCCCAGCTCACCACATGGCTCCAGGAGGAGATTGGTGAGGAGCTGGCCGATCTACGCAAGGACACCGTGGCCCGCCTGCTGGGCCGTGACGATAACAGCCCCCAAGTGAGCCGGATGCTGGAAATCCGGCAAGAGCTGGGCAAGACATCCACCAAAAAATATGACGCCATTGAGGCCGCCGTCTGCGATGACGGACGGGTCCGGGGCCTGCTCCAATTCTACGGGGCAAACAGGACCGGGCGGTGGGCCGGGAGGCTGGTGCAGGTCCAAAACCTGCCCCGGACCTACACGGAGCCGCTGGACCTGGCCCGTGAACTGGTCAAGGCCCGCAAGCTGGACGCCCTGCGGCTCATCTATGGCAGCGTGCCCGACACCCTCAGCCAGCTCATCCGCACGGCCTTTGTGGCCCCGGAGGGCCATGTCCTCATTGATGCCGACTTTTCGGCCATTGAGGCCCGTGTCATCTCCTGGCTGGCCGGTGAGCAATGGCGGCTGGAGGTGTTCCGCACCCATGGCAAAATCTATGAGGCATCCGCCTCTCAAATGTTCGGCGTCCCCCTGGAGCTCATCAAAAAGGGCCGCCCGGAGTACGCCCTCCGTCAAAAGGGCAAGGTGGCAGAGCTGGCCCTGGGCTACCAAGGCAGCACCGGGGCCCTCATCACCATGGGAGCCCTGGACATGGGGCTCACCGAGGAGGAGCTGCCGGACATCGTGAGCCGCTGGCGGGAGGCCAACAAGCGCATCCGTGACCTGTGGTATTCCATGGACAATGCCGCCGTCCAGGTCATCACCGAGGGCGGCAGCGTGGGCGTCAACGGCCTGCTGCTGGCCCGTGAGTACGACTATGACAACGGCGTGGACTGCCTGACCATCCGGCTCCCCTCTAACCGCAAGCTCTACTATATCAGCCCCAGCATTGGCCAGAACGAGTGGGGGCGGCCCTCCATCTCCTACATGGGCATGGACCAGAAAACCAAGCGGTGGAAACGCATTGAAACCTACGGCGGCAAGCTGGTGGAGAACTGCGTGCAGGCCATCGCCCGTGACTGTTTGGCCGCATCCATTGACCGGCTGGAGGCCGCCGGGCTCCCGGTGGTGTTCCATGTGCATGATGAGGTGGTCATTGATGTGGCCCCCTTTGCCGATGAGGACACCATGCTGGGCACCGTCTGCTCCATCATGGGGGAGCCGGTCCCCTGGGCCCCTGACCTGCCCCTCAAGGCGGCGGGCTGGGTGGGCTATTACTTCACCAAAGACTAACCCAAAGGAGGCATGGACCATGCACATGGTAAACGATAAAGGCGAGGCCGTCTATTACAACTATGTCCGCAAGAACAACAAGGACTACTGGGTGGTGCAGGGCATTGGCTCCACCGTTGTCTACGGACGGGACCGGGAGCGCCGCAAGAGCCGCCACTTCACCCAGGAGCAGCAGGCGGAGCGCTACCTTGCCCGGCATGGTTTCCGTGCCGATTGACCGCCGTTTTTTCCGGCGGAAAAAACGCAAAGGAGGCTGCTAATGAAAACGGTATTTGACCGCATGATGGAGAACAACTCCTACCAAAAGACTAAGGACTTCATCATCAAGCAAAAATGGCCCTACTCCAGCAAAAAAGCCTATGCTGAAAAAATCGCCTGGGAATTTTACCAGCACCCGGATATTGCCGGAAAGTGCTATGTCACCGTAGGCGGACTTGACAGCATTACCCTGTTTCTGTTTCTCCGATCTGTTGGCATCAATGTGCCTGCCGTGTCTGTTTCCTCTTTGGAGGACAGAAGCATCCAGATTGTCCACAAGGCCCTGGGCATCCGCTCTCTGCCTCCTATCAAGGATGAAAACGGAAAGCCCTACACGAAAATGCGGGTGATACAGCAATACGGCTATCCTGTCATCTCCAAAGAGGCGGCGCAAAAAATCAGCCACATCCAGAACCCGACCAGTAAAAATGCGACTGTGCGCCACGCCATTATGACTGGAGAAACTGGGGAGTACGGCGGCTTTAAGAAAAACAGCCGGATGAAAATGTCCCAAAAATGGCTGGAGAAGTTTGGCGGGCCCGAAAACGAAAATGAGGGGACCAACTACCAGACCGCTCCCTTTAAGGTTTCAGACGCCTGCTGCTACTACCTCAAGGAGCGCCCCTGTGACCTGTATGCCAAGGAAACAAAGTGCTTTCCCTATTTGGGGCTTATGGCCTCAGAGGGTGGCCGCCGCCAAAAGTCACTCATGTGGAACGGGTGCAACTATGTGGGGAAAAAGACAAAGCGGAGCTGCCCCTTTGCCATTTTCAGCCGCCAGGACCTCCTCACAATGGCCCTGGAGATGGATGCCTACTACCACGCCCACTGGGAAGAGTTTAAGCCGGTCACCGTGGATGCAGACACGGGTACCATGACCTACGGAGAGCCCATACATCTGGACACTATTGTCCCTGCCATCTATGGAGAGATTGCAGAGTGTGGCTACCGCTCAGAGGCAGAAATCCAAGAACTGGTGGAGGCCAATGGCGGCGTCATGGATGAGAGCTTTTCCAAACCGCTCCTTTGCACCACTCTGGCCCAGAGGACCGGCTGCTCCATGTGCGGCTTTGGAGTACATATGGAAAAGCGCCCGCACCGTTTTGACCTGCTCTGGGAGAGAAACCCCAAAGAATGGGACCTATGGATGCACCATATTGAACAGGATGCCTCCGGCAACTGGTCCGGCTGGGACCGTGTCCTTGACTACATCGGCGTGGAGTGGCGAAACCCGGAGCAATTTTTTGGAGGCGAGAAAAAGTGATTTATGCAGATGCAGCAGCTACCACAAGACTGGCCCCCGGCGTCCTTGAGGCCATGTTGCCCTACCTGGAAAACAGCTTTTTTAATCCGGGCGGGGTCTATCTGGGAGCCGTTGATGTGCGCCGTGCAGTAAACAACGCTCACTCCGTTATGGGTGAGGCGCTGGGGTGCCAGGGGCGGGAAATTTTCTTTACCTCTGGCGGCACGGAGGCCGACAACTGGGCGCTCAAGCAGTTTATCACCGAAAAGCCCGCCCACATCATCACCAGTCAAATTGAGCACAAAGCCATCCTCAACGCCTGCAAAACACTCCAGCAAATGGGCTGGGAGGTGACATACCTGCCGGTGGATAAGCAAGGCATTGTGCGGCCCGGCAATCTGCGGTCCGCTCTGCGGAGCAACACCCGCCTGGTGAGCATTATGCTGGCCAACAATGAGGTGGGGACGATTGAGCCAATTCAAGAGCTGGCCGTCATGGCCCACGCCGGAGGTGCTTTATTCCACACGGATGCCGTGCAGGCTGTGGGCCACATCCCCGTGAATGTGAATACGCTGGGCGTGGACTTTCTTTCCCTATCCGCCCATAAGTTTGGCGGCCCCAAGGGCATGGGTGCGCTCTACGCCAGAAACGGGGCCGTTACACCCTTTGTGGACGGGGGTGGTCAAGAGATGGGCCGCCGATCTGGCACGGAAAATGTGGCCGGTATTATCGGGACCGCCACCGCCCTAATGCTGGCTGCTGGCCTGATGGAGAACAACGCTAAGAAAACCAGCGACCTCCGGGACCGTATTATTGACGGCCTATCCGGCATCGGTGGCGTTTTGGTAACTGGCCCGGAGCCCGGACCTCTGCGCCTGCCAGGGCTTGCCTCATTCATCATTGAGGGCGTGGACAGCGAAACGCTTGTGATGGATTTATCCGCCAAGGGCATCTGTGTTTCCGCTGGCTCAGCGTGCAGCTCCGGGACCGGCAAGCCGTCTTATGTTCTCCGGTCCCTGGGCTACTCCGAGAGAGAGAGGCCTGGTCCAGTTTGCGTGTTTCCCTGGATGACCGCATCACACCCGATGAGGTTTCAGAGCTCATCCAGGCGGTCAAATCAAGCATAAAGGCTATAAGAAATCAGCGATAAAGGAGAAACAACATGAAAATCATCTCCCCCAGTTTTGAAATCATGTCCCTGGTGGACGGCAAGGCCGTCCTCAACCACATTGAGAAGTGTGGCCGGGTGTGCTACAAGTCCGAGGACAAAATCACCGAAACCAGCGCCGCCGCCTTTGTGGCGGGCATCATCAAGCGGGGCCATGAGGCCGTGCTGGAGCATTTCAACATCACCGTCAAGTTTATCTGTGACCGGGGCGTGTCCCATGAACTGGTCCGGCACCGCCTGGCCTCCTACTGCCAGGAGAGCACCCGCTACTGCAATTACTCCAAGGACGGCTTTGGCCGGGAAATCACCGTCATCCGCCCTGTCTTTTTGGCGGAGGGGACGCCCGGCTGGGACATCTGGCGGGATGCCTGCCGCTGTGCTGAGGACGCCTATTTTGACATGCTCACCTTTGGATGCTCTCCGCAAGAGGCCCGCTCTGTGCTGCCCAACAGCCTCAAGACGGAGGTGGTGATGACTGCCAACCTCCGGGAATGGCGGCATTTCTTCAAGCTCCGCACGGCCCCGGCGGCCCACCCCCAGATGAGAGAGGTGGCCATCCCGCTGCTCCGCCGGATGCAGGAGCTGGTCCCCGTGGTGTTCGATGATCTGGAGGTGCCCAATGAAAAGAGCTGAGATTTTAGAGGCCGCCCGTGTCTGCGTCTGCGGTGAACGGGAGCAGGACTATGGCTCCCCGGAGGATAGCTTTGGCCTCATCGCCCAGCTCTGGACTGCATACATGGGCACGCTGTTCACATCCAAGGATGTGGCCATGCTCATGGCGCTGCTCAAAGTGGCCCGCATTAAAGCCGGGGACAAGGCGGACAGCTTTGTGGACCTGGCCGGTTATGCCGCCTGTGCTGGTGAGATTGCCACCGCTGAGAAATGAAAAAGGAGGCTTTGACCTATAAGCAAACACAAAAAGAACCGCCGCCCGGCGGCTCTCCCAAAGACCTGTGACCCCAACCTCTGCGACCATTGCATGTATCTGGGGGACGGTGACTTTGTGTGTGACCTCCACGGCCTGGGACCGGAGGAAACCGTTTTTGTGATGGAGGACTGGGAGCCCACGGAGCATTTTCTCCAGTGCCGCCATGAATAGGCGGGAGCGGCGCAAGCTGAAAAAGCAGGGCGTCCAGGTGCCCAAAGACCCCAGCGTCAACATCAAGCTCTCCGATCTGGGCCGGGGGATGATGACCCCGACCATGGAGCAGGCCATGATGCACGAGATAAACCAGCAATGCTTAGAGGCGGACAAGCGCTACTCCCTGGACCTGGACACCATGGTCCTCTGGACTTTATTCCAATGCTATGGATGGAGGGAAAAGCGGCTCCATGACTTCTACCTGGCCATGGCCAAAGAACACCGCCGTATGCGTGAATTTTATGAAATGGATGACCTTTACCCGGAGCGCTACAAGCTCAAGGAAAAGGGCATTGATATTGAAAAATGGCAGGAGGAGGTGCTGCGAGATGACCCCTAAACCCTGGGAAAATGCGGAGGGCTACCCTGACCCCACCGCATACAACGCCCTGCGGCCCATCATGCAGGAGGACGCCGCCCTGGAGGGAAAGGTCAATTTTCTCATCAAGGTGCTCAAGTTTATCATAGCGGAAAGCGGCTTTGAGCTGCTGGCCCGCATCGAACTCAAGGACAAAAAGACTGGGAGGTGTTTCAGATGAAAACCGTTGACAATATCCCTGCGACACCTGCCCACGAGGTCAACCAGGTCATTAAGGCCATCGGCTTGCCTGCCGTGCTGGAGCAATGCGCTGAGGAGCTGGCCGAACTGACCCAGGCCACGCTCAAAATGGCCAGAAAGCTCCGAGGCGAAAACCCCACGCCTGTGACCCACTCCCAAGCGGCGGAGCATCTGCATGAGGAGCTGGGGGATGTCCGCCTGTGCCTCAAGGTGCTGGATGCCGCCATGGGCGGGGACAACACCGCCGCCGTGGAGGCGGAAAAGCTCCGGCGCTGGCTGGACCGCATCACCCAGGAACAGAAAAACCCAGAGTAAGAGGTGCCGCCCCATGCAATATGACCGCAAAATTACAATATCCGCCGGGAACAACCGGCGGGCCATGACCTGGACGCCCCAGACCATGCTCATCTCAGAGCTGTGGGCCCGGCTCCAGACCCCGGCCAGAGGCACGGAAACCCTGGCGGAATATCTGAATATGAAAAAGGCCCAGCAGGATGACCTCAAGGATGTGGGCGGTTTCATGGCCGGCACCCTGTCCGGCCCCCGCCGCAAGGCCAACGCCGTGACCGGGCGTGATGTGGTCACGCTGGACCTGGACAACATCCCCTCCGGGGGCACGCAAGATGTCCTTCGCCGTGTGGAGGCCCTGGGCTGCGGCTATTGCATCTATTCCACCCGTAAGCACAGCCCGGCGGCTCCCCGCCTGCGGGTGCTGCTGCCCACGGACCGCACCATGACGGCGGATGAGTATGAGCCCATTGCCCGCAAAATGGCCGAGCTCATAGGCCTGGAGCTCATGGACCCCACCACCTTTGAGGTGTCCCGGCTCATGTACTGGCCATCCTGCTGCGCTGACAGCCAATACATCTATGTGTGGAAAGACAAGCCCCTGCTCTGCGCCAACGGCCTGCTGGCCAAATATGATGACTGGACGGACTGCACCACCTGGCCCCAGGTGCCGGGCGCTCTGAGCCTCCCAAAGCTGGCCGTCAAGCAGGGTGACCCGGAGGCCAAGACCGGCGTGGTGGGCGCTTTCTGCCGCACCTATGACATCTACCGGGCCATGGATGAGCTCATCCCCGGCATCTATGAGCCGGTGGACAATATGCCTGGGCGCTACACCTACCTGGGCGGCTCCACCACCGGCGGCGCTGTCATCTACGATAACGGCAAGTTTTTATACAGCCACCACGCCACCGACCCATGCAGCAACCGGCTGGTCAACGCCTTTGATCTGGTCCGCCTCCACCGCTTTGGGGACAAGGACGATGAGGCCCAGCCCGGCACCCCCACAAACCGCCTGCCCTCCTACCAAGCCATGTGTGAGCTGGCCGTGCAGGACGCCGATGTGGCCGCCCTAATGAGCCAGGAGCGCTACCAGGAGGCCATCAAGGACTTTGAGGGCGTGACCGGCACCAACGATGAGGACCCCGCCAACTGGATGGGCAAGCTGGCCGTCAACACCCAAACGGGCCTCCCCAAGTCCACCATTGATAATGTGTGGATAATCCTGGAGCATGACCCGCTCCTCAAAGGCAAGTTTGCCCTCAACCAATTTGCGGGCCGTGGTGAGGTCCTGGGGGCCCTCCCCTGGGACAGCCGCACGGAGCGCCGCTTTTGGGATGACAACGACAACCAGGGCCTCTACTGGTACATGGAACGCTACCACCACATCACCGGCAACGGCAAGATTGACGGGGCCCTCTCCCTGCACTCCACCGCCCACGCTTTCAATGAGATACAGGACTACCTCAAGGGCCTTGTCTGGGACGGGACGCCCCGCCTGGACGCCCTTTTCATCGACTACCTGGGGGCGGCTGATACGCCATACACCAGGGCCGTGACCCGCAAGGCTTTCACCGCCGCCGTGACCCGTGCCATGCAGCCGGGCACCAAGTATGACAACATGCTCATCCTCTCCGGGCCGCAAGGCCTGGGGAAAAGCACCCTGCTGGATAAGATGAGCCGGGGCTGGTTCAATGACAGCATCCGCACCTTTGAGGGCAAGGAGGCCTCTGAGCTGCTCCAGGGCGTCTGGCTGGTGGAGATTGCGGAGCTGGATGCTTTCCGGCGCACGGACATTGCCCGCATCAAGCAGTTTCTCTCCCTGCGGGCGGACCGTTTCCGGGCCGCCTATGGCCGCCATGTCAAAGAGCTCCCCCGGTGCTGCGTCTTTTTCGGCACCACCAACACCTCCGACTACCTCCAGGACCGGACCGGCAACCGCCGTTTCTGGCCTGTGGATGTGGGCGTGGCCCCCATTACAAAGAGGGTGTGGTCCGATCTGCCGGAGGAGGTTGACCAGCTATGGGCGGAGGCCGTGGTCCGCTGGCGGACCGGAGAGCCTCTTTTCCTCAAAGGAGAGCTGGAGGAGGCCGCCAAGCAAAAGCAGGAGGAGCACCGGGAAACAAGCACCCGTGAGGGCATCATCATGGATTTTCTGGACCGCCAGGTGCCGGAGGACTGGCAGAGCTGGCCGCTGGACCGCCGCCGTATGTTCTGGGGCGGTGCTGTGCAGGGTGAGGTCAAACTGGTGGACCGGGACCGGGTGTGTGCCCTGGAGGTGTGGTGTGAGGCCCTGGACGGCAAGCAGCGGGACATCCGCTACTCCGACACGGCAGAAATCAACAGCATCATTGAGGCTTGCCCCAAATGGGAGAAAAGCCGGAGCTCTCTGCGCTTTGGCTACTGCGGAAAACAGCGGGGCTTTCTCCGCCGGAGGGCCTTTTGACCCCGGAACATTGGGGCGGAACATTGCCCGGAACATCTTAAAAATGGAGTTTCAATGTTCCGGGTCATGTTCCGCTAAATGTTCCGCTGAATGTTCCGGGCTAAACCCTTGAAAACACTTGCTTTTTTGAGTGTGCGGAACATTGGAACATTTAATTCTATTGATTATTAAATAGACAAAATAGAGAGTATAAAAACTCTCTAAACCGCCTGATTGCGTATATGTACGCGCGCGAGGTTCCAAGTGTTCCACCTGAGATTGGAGGTTGAAAAACTTGAGGGAAAGCAGCATTGAGAGTTACCTGGTCCGCAAGGTGAAAGAGCACGGCGGCCTGTGTTATAAATTCGTGTCCCCTGGCAATCCTGGTGTGCCTGACCGCATCGTCATCACCCCCACCGGCAAGACGGTGTATGTAGAGCTGAAAACCGAGATTGGGAGGCTGGCCAAGGTGCAGCGGTGGCAGAGGAGCGAACTGGAAAAGCGGGGGGCGGATGTCCGGGTGCTTTATGGCATGGACGCCGTGAAAGAGTTTCTGAGGGAGGTTTTCACCGATGCAGTACACCCCGCATGACTACCAGGCCTACTGCATCCAGCGTGTGGTGGAGGCCCCCGCCGTGGGGCTGTTTCTCCGGCCGGGGCTGGGCAAGACCGTCATCACCCTGTCTGCGGTCAATATTCTCAAGTATTTCCGCTGGCAGGTGGCCCGGTGTCTGGTGGTGGCCCCCAAAAAGGTGGCAGAGGCCACCTGGGGCAAGGAGGCGGCCAAGTGGGACCATCTCAAGCACCTCCGGGTGGTCACCGTCCTGGGGAGCGCCAGCAAGCGCATCAAGGCCCTCAACACCCCGGCGGATGTCTATGTCATCAACCGTGAAAATTTTGAGTGGCTGGTGGACTACTACCAGCAGGCCTGGCCGTTTGACATGGTGGTCTTTGATGAAAGCACCAGTTTCAAGAACTCCCAGAGCAAGCGCTGGAAAGCCGCCAAGCGCATCCGGCGGTTTATCAAGAAAGTGGTGCTGCTGACCGGCACGCCGTCCTCCAAGGGGCTTATTGACCTGTGGGCCCAGGTATATCTCCTGGACGGTGGGGAGCGGCTGGGGCCCACCCTGTCTGCCTATCGGGAGCATTATTTTGACCCGGACCGGCGGAGCCGGACCCAGATATTTTCCTACAAGGCCAAAGACGGAGCGGAGGACGCCGTGCTGGATGCCATTTCTGACATCTGCATCTCCATGAAAGCGGAGGACTACCTGCAACTGCCGGACTTCATCCTGCATGAAATCCCCGTCATGCTGGACCCCAAGGCCAAAAAAGCCTATGACCAGTTTGAGCGGGACCTGCTGCTGGAGGTTGATGAGGACATCATCACGGCGGGCACCGCCGGGGTCCTGGTGGGCAAGCTGCTGCAATTCTGCAACGGGGCGGTTTATGGGAATGAGGGCCAGGTGGTCCCGGTCCATGACTGCAAGCTGGAGGCCTACACGGAACTGCTGGAGAGCCTAAACGGGGAGCATTGCCTCACATTCTACGGCTACCAGCACGACAAGGACCGCATCCTGGAGCGCCTGGAGAAGTACAACCGGGGCCGGACGGACAAGCTGCGGGTCCGGGTGTATAAGGGCGTGGAGGATGAGGAGGCCTGGAACGCCGGAGAGGTGGATGTGCTGCTGGTGCATCCCGCCTCCTGCGCCTACGGCCTCAACCTCCAAGCCGGTGGCCGCCATGTGGTGTGGTACGGCCTAAACTGGAGCTTTGAGCTGAATGACCAGGGCAACTGCCGCCTGTACCGGCAGGGCTCTCCATACGAAAAGGTGTTTGTGCATTACCTGATTGTGCAGGGGTGTGAGGATGAGGATGTCATGGCCACCATCCGGGACCGGGCAGACACCCATGAGGCCGTCATGCAGGCCCTAAAGGCCAGAATTAAGAAAGTGAGGGAAAGCGTCAAATGAGCGAGAACTTTAACATGGAATTGGCCAAAAACACATACATTGATGAGCTCATCCGGGAAAACGCCCGGCTGACCGTGCAGCATGAGGCCGATGTGGCCCGCCTGGAGGCCTGTGAGGCCCGTTTGAGCGAGGCGGTGAATGACGGCACCCGTGAGGCGCTGGAGGCCTGTGGGCGGGCCCAGGAGCGTGCCAGGGTGGCGGAGGTCATGCTGGACAAGGCCATCAAGGACCTGCACTTTGTCATGGCAGGGGGTGACCCCTGCAAGGTGTGCGCCAAGGTGTGCATGATGGGTGAGGGCAACTGCCAGCCGGTGTGGACTGGGGAGAAAACGGAGGACTGAGCGCATGACCTTGAAAGAACTGTCCCAGCTTTATTATCTAAACCGGGAGATTGAGATGGACAAGCGCCGCCTCCAGGAGCTTGAGGCCAAGGCCCTGCCGGGGGCCCAGGTCCTCACCGGGATGCCCCACGCCCCTGGCGTCACGGACAAGGTGGGGGAATATGCGGCGGAGATTGCTGATCTGCGGGGCATCATTGAGGCCAAGCACCAGCAATGCCTCTATGAGCGGAGCCGCCTGGAGCGCTACATATCCGGCATTGATGACAGCCTCCTCCGGCAGATTTTCACCTATCGCTTTGTGAATGGACTGCCGTGGCGGCAGGTGGCCGCTTGTGTCGGCGGAGGTAACACGGAGGACGGCTGCCGCATGATGGTGTCACGCTATCTGGAACGAAACTAAATCTGTTCGCTTTGTTCGCCGTATAGTGTGGTACAATGTAACTGCGGGTGTATGCCTCATCATGGTATTACCTCCTTTGTAGGGTAGCGGCGGGGTAACGGAACAGGCACCAGACCCCCGCCGCCATTCATCTATGATTTTTCGGGCTGCTTTCCCTATGCTGGGGAGGGCGGCCTTTTACTATGTTCTGGGGTGGTGAGTGTGGCAAAGCTGACTGATAAGCAAAAGCGGTTTGTGGATGAGTACCAGGTGGACCTCAATGCCACCGCCGCCGCAAAGCGGGCCGGGTACAGCGAAAAGACAGCGTACAGCATGGGACAACGGCTGTTGAAAAAAGTTGAAATCCAGGCCGCTATCCAAAAGCGCCAGGCAAAGCTCCGGGGCAAGCTGGAAATCACCCAGGAGCGGGTGCTGGAGGAGCTGGCCGCCATCGCCTTTGCCAACGGCACCGACTTTGCAACCATCACCCACAACGGCCTGGTCCGGTTGACCCCCACCGCTGAGGTGCCGGAGGAAAAGAAAAAGGCCGTTGCCTCCATCAAGGAGGGCCAATATGGCACAGAAATCAAGCTCCATGACAAGGTGCGGGCCCTGGAGCTGCTGGGCAAGCACCTGGGCGTCTTTGACGCCAACAACGGCTCCAGCAATGAGCAGGAAAACAACATCTTTGAGGTGATTGAGGAAAGCACCAGAGAGGAGATAGACACGGATGAGATACCAGAAATTGAGCCCCCGGCAAAATCTGGCCATGACCTGGTGGAATAGGCCGGGCTTTGGGGACTATGACGGCATCATCTGTGACGGCTCCATCCGATCTGGAAAGACGGTGGCCATGACGGTGGGCTTTGTCATGTGGGCCATGTGCCGCTTTCAAGGCCAAAACTTTGCCCTGTGCGGCAAGACCATTGAGAGCCTGCGGCGCAATGTGACCACCAACCTGCCCACCTGGCTGGCCGGGGTGTTTTCGTTCAAAGAGCACCGCACGGAAAACAAAATTGTGGTGAGTGCCGCCGGGCGCTCCAACAACTTCTACCTGTTCGGCGGGCGGGATGAGAGCAGCGCCTCACTCATCCAGGGCATCACCCTGGCGGGCGTCCTGCTGGATGAGGTGGCCCTCATGCCCCGCTCTTTCGTTGAGCAGGCCTGCGCCCGGTGCAGCGTGGAGGGCTCCAAGCTCTGGTTTAACTGCAACCCGGAGGGGCCCAGCCATTGGTTTTATCTCACCTGGATATTGGAGGCCCGCAAGCGGAACATGCTGCACCTCCATTTCACCATGGATGACAACTTCAGCCTCTCCGCCGCCGTCAAGGCCAGGTATGAGAGCCTATACTCCGGCGTGTTTTATGACCGCTTTATCCGGGGCCTCTGGGTGGTGGCGGAGGGGCTGATTTATACCATGTTCAACCGGGACTTTCATGTGGTGCCGGATGTCCCCCGGCCCTATGACCGCTACTACATCTCCGTGGACTACGGCACCATCAACCCCACCAGCATGGGCCTCTGGGGCCGGGCCGCCGGGAAATGGTATCGCATCCGGGAGTATTACTTTGACAGCCGCAAGGTGGGCCGCCAGCTCACCGATGAGGAGCACTACACCGGCCTGGAAAAGCTGGCCGGGGACCTGTCCATCCGGGCGGTCATCGTGGACCCCTCAGCGGCCAGTTTTATTGAAACCATCCGGCGGCATGGCCGCTTTTATGTGGAAAAGGCCTCCAACTCCGTGCTGGACGGCATCCGTGATGTGGCCACCCGGCTCCAGAGCGGGGACATTTTCTTTTGTGAGTGCTGCACGGACTGCATCCGGGAGTTTGGCCTCTATCGCTGGGACGAAAAGGCCCCCATGGACCGGCCCATCAAAGAGAATGACCACGCCATGGATGATGTGCGCTACTTTGTCCACAAGATTTTTGCCCCGGAGATTTTCAGCTTTTGAGGTGCGCCATGTTTGAGCAGCAGTATGTTTTATCTAAAATCGAACAATGGGCGGAGCGCCTACCATACCGCACTTTGCGGATTGAGGTGGAGCTCCCCGGCCAGACCCTCACGCTGGAAAAGAGCAAGGCCCGGCCCATTGGATTTAATACCCCCCCCCCGAAAATGCCAAAAAGGAGGTGATGCACGGTGGTGGTGCTTAATTTGCGGGATGACTGCGTGGCCAGAACGGCCACCAATTTCCGCCGTGGTATGACGGACAAGCGCTTTTTGGAGCTGGAAATCACAGCATGGCTGGGCTCCAAAGAGCGGAGGCGGCAGCTTGAGGGTGAGGCCTACTATGACGGGGACCAAGCCGTGCTCCGCCGCAAGCGCCTGGCGCTGGATGATGACGGCAAGCCCATTGTGCTGGAGCATCTGCCCAACAACCGGCTGGTCAACAACATCTACTCCAAAATGGTGGACCAGAAAACCAATTATTCCTTTGGGCGGCCTTTTTCCTTTGACACCGAAAACAAAGCCTATGCGGCGGCCCTCTCTACTGTGTTCGGCTCCCGTTTCCGCCGGACCATGCACAACATTGGTGAGGGGGCCTGGATAGGCGGCAAGAGCTGGGTGTACCCCTACTATGACCAAAACGGGGAGCTGGCTTTCCAGCGCTTTCCGGCGGATGAGGTTCTGCCATTCTGGGCGGATGCAGACCACACCATCCTGGACGCCGCTGTCCATGTCTATGTGGTGCTGGAGTATGATGAAACCGAACAGACCAAGGATGTGGTCAAGGTGGAGGTCATGCACGGCGGCGGGGTGGATTGCTTTGTCCGCCGGGATGATGGGACGCTGGTGCCGGATGACTTTGCCCACTCCGGGCCCTACATCACCACCACGGACCCCCAGACCGGCGAGGAAACCGGCTACAACTGGGAGCGCATCCCCCTGGTGTGCTTTAAGAGCTCCCACCATGAAATCCCCCTGCTGTCCAGGGTGAAGTGTTTACAGGACGCCTACAACAACATCATCTCCAACTTTGCCAACCAGATGGAGGAGGACATCCACTCCACCATCCTGGTCATCAAGAACTATGACGGGGAGGACCTGGGGCGGCTGCGGGCCAACCTGGCCACCTATGGCATCATCAAGGTCCGCTCCTTTGAGGGCTCTGAGGGCGGTGTGGACACCCTGGAGATTGAGGTCAACGCCGAAAACTACAAGGCGCTGCTCTCTCTGCTCAAGGACGCCATCATTGAGAACGCCAGGGGCTATGACGCCAAGGATGACCGCATGAGCGGCAACCCCAACCAGATGAATATACAGAGCATGTACTCTGACATTGATCTGGACGCCAACGGCATTGAGATGGAGTTTCAAGCCTCCATGGAGGAGCTGCTCTGGTTTGTCAACCAACACCTGGCCAACACGGGCCGGGGGAATTATGAGGGCACCGAGGTCAAGGTCATCTTTGACCGGGATGTCCTCATCAATGAAACGGAGGCCATCAACAACTGCAAGAACTCCGTGGGCATCCTCTCCGATGAAACCATTGTCAAGATGCACCCCTGGGTCACCGACCCGGAGCAGGAGCTCCAGCGCATCAAGGATGAAAAGGAGGAGGCCATGGCGGACCCCTACCAGGCCGCCTTTATGGCCAACCGGCAGAACGGCCAGAACGGGGGCGGCAATCCCGTGACCGGCGAGGACGGCGGTGACGGCAATGGCGAGGAATAACCTCCAGCGCAACGCTGAGTATTGGGCCCAGCGCATGAAAAACATGGAGGATGCCCTGCTGGACCAGTCTTATTCCTATGTGGAAAACCTGGACGCCCAATTCCGGGCCGCCCAGGCGGAGATTGAGCGGCAGATGTCCACATGGTACAGGCGCTTTGCCGCCAACAATGACATCACCCTGGCGGATGCCAAGCGCCTGCTCAATAGTGATGAGCTGGCGGAGTTTCGCTGGACGGTTGAGGACTACATCAAGCACGGTGAGGAAAACGCCCTCACCGGGGCCTGGATGAAAGAGCTGGAGAACGCCAGCGCCAGGGTCCACATCTCCCGGCTGGATGCCCTCAAAATCCAGCTCCAGCAGCAGGCAGAGCTCCTCTATTCCAATCAGCTTGACTACATAGACCGGGCCGCCCGGCAATCCTACACCGGGAGCTTTTACCACACGGCCTATGAGGTCCAAAAGGGCCTGGGCGTGGGCTGGACCATGCAGGCCGTCAATGAGGGGACCATCACCAAGGTCCTCTCCCGGCCATGGACCACGGACGGCCAGACTTTCCGGGACCGCTGCTGGACCAACAAGCAGAGCCTTGTGAACAGCGTCAACACCCAGCTCACCCAGATGATTATACGGGGAGAGGCTCCAGACCGGGCCATCTCCGCCATCTCCAAGCAGTTTGAGGTGTCCCGCTCCAAGGCGGGCCGCCTGGTGATGACGGAAAGCGCCTATTTCTCCAGCGCCGCTCAAATGGACTGTTTCAACGCCCTGGGCGTAGAGAAATACAGGATTGTGGCCTCTTTTGACCGGGACACCTGCGGCCTGTGTTCGGCGCTGGACGGCAAGGTGTTCAAGATGTCAGACTACCAGGTGGGGCTCACCGCTCCGCCGTTCCATCCCTGGTGCCGCTGCTGCACCGCCCCCTACTTTGAGGACATGGAGGGCCTGGGGGAGCGCTGGACCCGCAACCCGGACGGCACCACCACAAAGGTCCCGGCAAACACCACCTTTGCCCAATGGCGGCAGAGCTTTGTGCAGGGACCTACTCCTGGTTTACAGGTGGCCTCCGGGAGTGGTACAATGGCCGCAAAGGCAACCACGCATTTCCAGAGTGTTGTGCAGGGCTTGCCCGCATCCCCCAACGGCTACACGGACGCCCTTGAGCAACACTATGCGTCCGGCAATCAGACGGCCCAGGCTGTCTTTGAGCGCTATGTCCAGCCCGGCTCCGTTGCGGATGGGGCTTTCTCCGGCACGCCGCATTTTGACAGCCGCATCCAAAAGGTTAAAATGAATTTTGCCAACGACATGACGGACCCCAGAGGCCCAGCAACAACCTTTTTCCATGAACACGGCCATTATATTGATTTTATGTCGTGCGCCGGGAGCGGCTACACATCCATGCAGACGCCGGATTTTGGCAACGCCTTGAGGCAGGACTTTGAGGCCTATGTCAAGGCCACCATGAAAGCCCACGGCACAAAGAGAAAGACGGACGCCTATGCAGTCATCTCCCAGGAGCTCCGTGGGGCGCTGCCCAATGCAATCTCCGATCTGTTCGGCGGAATGTCCCGCAACAAGTGCGCTGGCACATACGGCCATTGGAACACACGCTACTGGACCTACTCCGGGATGCTGGAGAAAGAGGCCTTTGCCCACATGTTTGCCGCTCAATTCGATGCTGACCGCTACGCTTTGATGCAGAAATACTTTCCCACCGCTTTGGCGGAGTTTGAGAAACTGCTGAAAGGGGTGACAACGCCATGATTAAGTATTCCGATGTAACAACCAACCCGGAGCTCCAGGAGGCCGCCACCGCTTATGAGCAGGCCTTTGGGGGCCGCTTTGTGGGGGATGAGCCGGGCCCCGGCCTGGTGTATTTGGACGCCAACGGGACCGCCTACGGCCCCCCGGACGGCTACACCAAAGAGGACCTGCTCACGGCTCTGGAGGGGGGCAAGGACACCCTCCCCTCTATCTGGACCAATTTGGATGAACTGGATATTGACCCAGACATCCTCTACTGACCCGATGATAAAAGCATCGTGCTGAAAAGCACGGTGCTTTTTTCATACTCAAATACCGCCGAGCCCCGGCGGAAACCAACAGGGGCGCTGCCATACCGGGACTGGCCGGACACAAGGAAAGCAGATAACAGGAGGTAACGCAACATGAAACTTTTATGGCTCAAGGAAATCATTGGCGATGCCTACACGGAGGACATGGACGCCGCCGCCTGCCAGGCGATTGGCAAGGACTTTGTTGCCCGTGCGGACTTCAACGCCAAAAACACCCGTGTCAAGGAGCTGGAGGCCCAGGTGGGCCAGCTTGAGGAGGCCGCCAAGGGACACGCCAAGCAGCTTGATGAGCTGAAAAAGTCCGCTGGCGACAACGAGGAGCTGACCCGCAAGATTGGCGAACTGGAGCAGCAGAACAAGGCGGACAAGGCCGCTTATGAGAAAGAGCTGGCCACCATCCGGCTGACTGCCGCCGTGGACGCCGAACTCACCGCCGCCGGAGCCAAGAACAACACCGCTGTCCGGGCTCTCCTGGCCGACTATCTCAAGGACGCCAAGATTGAGGACGGCAAGGTGGTGGCCAAGGTGAACAATGAGAGCATCACCCTGGCCGCCAAAATCGAGGCCATGAAAAAGGACGCCAACACGGACTTTCTCTTTGGGAGCACCGGGGCCAAGCTGACCGGCTGGAAACCCGGCGACCCCGACACTGGGCGGAAACCCGGCGAGGGGAAAAAGCCCTCTGAGATGTCCTATTCCGAGCTGGCGGCTTTCCTGGCCGAAAACCCGGACGCCAAGCTGGAATGAGGTGACAACATGCGAAACATCACAACCCCTGCCAAAGCCGTGTCTTTTGAGGACGCCTTGAGAAATCTGGCGGCCAAGCTGACCGGCAAGCCCGCCGCATCCCTGCCCCGCACCCAGGAGGCCGTGGTGCAGTACATTGCGGACAACATCTCCTCCGTGAAAGAGCTGACGGACGCCCTGGCCAAAGAGCTGGCCATCCGGCTGACCCAGGAGCTTGCGGAGGCCATTGTCCAGGAAGTCATGGACCGCCTGGCCCCTGCGGAGGCCCAGGAGCCCCAGGATGGGGAGCCGGAGGACGCCCCAAAGACCAAGACCCGCAAGCGCACAATCAAAACCGACTAATTTTCAGAAAGGATGTATTGAGCTATGCCTAACGATAAGTTTGACGCTAAGAGCTTTAACCCCCAGGCTTTCAAGTATGCGGTGGACCGCATCCCCCGCACCCGCCTCAATGAAATGCGGAAGTCCAGAGCCCTGGGCAGCAATCCCGACATCCGGGCGGTGTTCTCCTCTCAGAACGGCACCGCCTACGCCCGCATTGCTATGCGTGGCCTGCTGGACGGCGATGCCGTCAACTATGACGGCCAGACCGACATCACCGCCACCTCCACCAAGACCTTTGAGCAGGGCGTGGTGGTCATTGGCCGTGCCAAGGCCTGGACCGAAAAGGATTTTTCCTTTGACATCACCGGCGGCATTGACTGGATGGACAATGTGGCCCAGCAGGTTTCCGAGTATTGGCAGGATATTGACCAGGACACCATCCTGGCCGTCCTCAAGGGCGTCTTTGCCATGACCGGCGGCCAGAGCGCTGAGTTTGTGGCCAAGCACACCTATGAGGTGGCGGGCAACATGGAGGCCACCACCATGAACAGCGCCACCGCCCAGGCCTGCGGTGACCGCAAGAAGAAGTTTTCTCTTGTGTTCATGCACTCTGTCCCCGCCACCAACCTGGAAAACCTCAACCTGCTCACCGCCCTCAAGTACACCGACAAGGACGGCGTGACCCGTGACCTCACCCTCTACTCCTGGAATGGCAAGATTGTTGTGGTGGATGACGGGATGCCCGCCGAGGATGGCTATTTCCCCGCCGCCTCCACCGATGAGGGGGCGCTCCAGGTCAAGGCCTCCGGTGCTACTGCTGGCCAGATCAACCAGGCGGAGGTCACCCCCTACTTTGGCGAGGGCACCCCTGCGGCGGACAGCTATGTGGTCCCCGGCACCCGCTACACCACCTATGTGCTGGGCGAGGGCGCTATCAGCTTTGAGGACATCGGTGCCAAGGTCCCCTATGAAATGGCCCGTGACCCCAAGACGGACGGCGGCGTGGACACCCTCTACACCCGCCAGCGCAAGGTGTTCTCTCCCTTTGGCATCTCCTACGAAAAGAAAAGCCAGACCACTCTCTCCCCCACGGATGCAGAGCTGGCCAACGGTGCCAACTGGTGCCTGGTCCACTCCGGCGAGGAGGAGGAAAACGACCGCTCCTACATCGCCCACAAGGCCATCCCCATTGCCCGCATCCTCTCCAGAGGCTAAGGACATGGAGGGCGTGTATGAGGCCGTGGTGGACCGGCTGGCCATGCTGGGCTACACTGTCACGGACGCTGACGAAACCGGCCTTAAATACACCATCCGCAAGTGTGAGGCGGAGCTTTTGGCGAACATCAACCACCGAAAGCTCCCGCCTCCTCTTTTTTACATCCTTGTGGACATGGTGGCCGGTCATTTCCTGTTTGATAAGAAAGCCGCCGGAGGGCTTGACGGGCTGGAGGGCTTTGACTTCAACGCCCCCGCCAAGAGCATCACGGAGGGGGACATCTCCGTGACCTTTGCCGGGGCCAGCGATGGTGCAAGCAATGCGGAGAGCCGCTTTGACGCCATGCTGGCCCAGCTCATGCACCCGGCAGAGAGCACCCTGGCGGCTTTTCGGAGGTTGAGATGGTAGTCCCCGCCGCCTACAAAAAGGCCATCCAGAGCCTCTGGACCGGCCTGGCCACCATCACCGTGCGGCAGGGTGTGCTCAACCCTGCCAATGGCCGCACGGAGCCGGTGGAGAAAGTGACGGCCTCCGGCCTGCCCTGTCGCATCTCCCACCAGACCGTCAAGAGCACCGAGCCCACCGAGGAGGCGGCCCTGGTGGCCCAGACGGTGACGCTCTACATTGACCCGTCCGTGGACATCCCGGAGGGCTCCAAAATCACGGTGACCCAGAACGGCGTCACCCGTGACTATGAGCGGAGCGGCAAGCCTGCCGTTTACACCTGCCACCAGGAGGTCCCCCTGGAGCTGTTCAAGGAGTGGGCCTAATGCGGTGGGGCGATGTCGATTACAAGCAGCTCCAAAAGCTACGGGATAACCTGCAAAAGCTCCAGGACATGGACCTGGACAAATTCTGTGAGGATGTGTCCAAAGAGCTGGCCGCCCGGCTGCTGGCCCTGGTCATCCCCCGCACCCCGGTGGGGCAATACCCCCGGAGCAGCGGAAAAAAGGGCGGCACTCTGCGCCGGGGCTGGACCGCCCGGACCGAGCAGGAGGCGGCGGGCGGCGGGAAAGTAGACCCCACGGCCTACGCCAACGCCCTGCCGGTTTTCAAGAGGGGGCGGACCTTTTACATCGAGGTCATCAACCCTGTCCACTATGCCAGCTATGTGGAGTTTGGCCACCGCACCCGTGGCGGTGGCGGCTGGGTGGCCGGTCAATATTTCCTGACCCTATCGGAAAAGGACCTTGAGCGGCTGGCCCCCACCGTCATTGAGAAAAAGCTGGAGGCGCTGCTGCGGGAGGCTTTCAATGTCTGAAATCAGTTTTAAGAGCATTTTTGACGGCGTGAGCCTTGCGCTGCACGCCGGTTTTCCCGCCGTGCAGGTACATGGCGGGAATGTCAAGCAGGGCCTCAACCCTGGGGACCTCAATGTGGTCATGCCCTCCGCGGGGCAGACCCGGCAGGTGGGAGAGCGGTTTCTCCGTACCCCCACCCTGGATGTCATCTACTACCCCAAAGTGGGGACGGCGGAGTGCTGTGAGGTGGCAGATCAGCTCACCATGCTTTTGCGGGACATCACCACCCCGGAGGGGGACCTCATCCATTGCACTAATTGTGAATGGACCATTGAGGAGGGCGTCCTGCATGTGCTGGTGAGCTATGACCACCACATCTACATCCCCCAGGAGCAGGACCTCATGGAAACCCTTGATATTGAAATGGAGGGATAAGCATGGCGCAAGCCAAAACCACGAACACCGAGCAGGCCGCAACCGCCCCCACCTATACGGTGGAGCAGCTTGTGGGCTCTAAGCGCTACGCCAACCGGCGGGACCTCATCCGGGCCCTGCTGGACAGCGGCAAGACCTACACCTTGAATGAGGTGGACGGGCTGATTGAGAAGTACATGAAAGGAAAGGTGAAGTGATATGGCGCTGGGAGGCGGCACCTGGCAGACCCAAAACAAGGTCCTGCCCGGTTACTATGTCAATTTCTCCAGTGTGCCCAGGGCGTCCGCTACCCTCTCTGACAGAGGCTATGCGGCAGCGCCTTTTGAGCTGAGCTGGGGCCCGGAGGGTGAGGTTTTCCCCGTCACCTCCGGGGAGTTTCAGAAAAACAGCAAGGTCATTTTCGGCTACGCCTACGACCATCCCAAGATGCTCCCCCTGCGGGAGATTTTCACCCACGCCACCACCGTGTATTGCTACCGGCTGGGCACCGGGGCCGTCAAGGCCTCCAACACCCTGGCTACGGCAAAGTATGGCGGCGTGAGAGGCAACGACCTCAGCATTGTGGTGGCCGCTAATGTGGATAATGAGGAGCTCTGGGATGTGACCACCTATGTGGACGGCGTGGCCGCCGACACCCAGACCGTGGAGGACGCTGAGGGCCTGGTGAGCAATGACTGGGTGGACTTCAAGACAACCGCCACCCTGACCGCATCCGCCGGGATGCCTCTGACCAACGGCGCTGATGCCACCACCATCAACGGCGAGGCCCACCAGGCCTTTTTGGACAAGATTGAGGCCTACTCCTACAACGCCCTGTGCTGCCCCGCATCGGACGCCACCACCGTCCGGCTGTATCAGCAGTTTTGCAGCCGGGTCCGGGATGAGGTGGGCTCCAAATTCCAGCTTGTGGCCTGGCAGCCCTCCACGGCGGACTATGAGGGCATCATTGGCGTGTGGAACACCGTGACCCACTCCAGCATTGCCAGCGTGCCCACCCACTCCCTGGTGTACTGGGTGACGGGCGCTGAGGCGGGCTGTGCGGTCAACAAGTCCCTCACCAACTTCAAGTATGACGGTGAGCTGACCATTGACACCGACTACACCCAGGCGGAGCTGGAGGCGGCCCTCAAGGCCGGAAAGTTTATCTTCCACAATGTCAACGGTGATGTGCGGGTGCTGGAGGACATCAACACCCTGCTCACCCTGTCCGACACCAAGGGGGAGATTTTCCAGAGCAACCAGACCATCCGGGTGTGTGACCAGATTGCCAATGATGTGGCGGTGCTGTTCGGTCAAAAGTACCTGGGCACCGTACCCAATGACGCCTCTGGCCGCTCCTCCCTGTGGGGGGACATCACCAAGCTCATCCAGCAGCTTGATGACATCCGGGCCGTGGAGAACTTTGACCCGGAAATTGTGACCTGTGAGCAGGGTGACAGCAAGAAAGCCGTTCTCTGCATCGTCAACGGCCTCAATGTGGTCAACGCCATGGCCCAGCTCTACATGAGCGTGATTATCCAGTAAGGGAGGGAAAGGAAAATGTCCAAGCCGACCATGAACACCCAGGACGCTGTAAGCGCCAATTTTGCGGAGTGCTTTGTCACCATTGACGGGACCCGCTACTCTATGCTTATGGCCAAGGAGTTTGAGGGCACGGCATCCGTCAACACCGCTGAGGTTTACAAGCTGGGCGGTGTTGTGGTGGGCCACAAGGCCCAGACCGTTGCCCTGTCTTTCTCCATGACCATCTACAAATGCACGGAGATTTTTGACAAGGTGGTGGAGGACTTCATCAAGACCGGCGTGATGCCCACCTTTGACATCCAGACCTCCAACGATGACCCCGCCACTACCGTGGGCCGGAGCACCAAAATCTACAACAACTGCATCCTGGACGGCGATGTGCTGCTGTCCATGTTCAATGCGGAGGGTGACTTTGTTGAGCAGTCCATTGAGGGCTACTGTGACAGCTTCACCCGGCCCGAACAGTACACCAACCCGACCTACATGTAAGGTCACATAACACACAAGGAGGAAAAAATCCATGAGTAACCTGTCCGCTTTCATGCGTGCCAATGTCGAGCAGATTGAAAACCACAAGTTTGCCGCCTCCCCCCGTATCAAGGGGGAGAACGGCAAGCCCATGGAGTGGGAAATCTGCTGCATCTCCGCCGATGAGTACGCCCGCATCCGCTCCGCCTGCATCCGCCAGGTCCCCGTGCCCGGCAAGAAAGGCCAGTACACCCAGCAGCTTGACACCTACACTTTCCAGGCAAAGGTGGCGGCCCGCTGCACCGTGTTCCCGGACCTCAACAACGCCGCACTCCAGAATGATTGGGGCGTGGCCAAGCCGGAGGAGCTGATTGGCAAGCTGCTCATTGGCGGCGAGTTTGACGATTATGTCACGGAGGTTTTCCAGGTCAACGGTTTCAAGACCGATGATGACATGGTGGCTGAGGCAAAAAACTAATCCTGGACGGTGACCCGGAGGCCAATTTTGCCCATTTCTGCCTGCAAAAGTTTGGCTGGGAGCCGTCCAAGTTTTTAGACCTGCCCGTCAAGGAAAAGGCTTTTGTCATCGCCTCCATCCAAGTGAGGGGCAAGGATGAAAAGAAACGGGAGGCCGAACTGAAAAGCAAGATGAGAAAAGGCAGAGCCAAACGGAAGTAACAGGGGCCCCCGCTGCATGGCGGGGGCCTAATTCTTAAAAGAGGGGGTGAACCCGTGGCAACAATCAGATCTCAGATGGTCCTCAATGACGGTATCAGCGGCGTGCTCAGAAAAATCAACACGGCGCTCAACACCACCCTCAATGCCTTTGAGCAGGTCCAGCGGGCCTCCGGGCGTGCTGTGGACACGGCGCAAATCCAGGCGGCCAGAGCGGCGCTGGTACAGGCCAACCGTGAAGTGGATGAAATGGCGGAGGGCTACCGCCGGGCGGCAGAGCAGGAGGAAATCCTCAACAAGGGCCTCCGCAACGGCACCAATGCTGCGGGCGGCCTGCTGGGCAAGGTCAAAGGCATTGTGGCCACATTGGCCGCCGGAGCCGGTATAAAAGCGCTCCTGGGGCTGTCTGACAAGCTGACCAGCACCACGGCCCGCCTCAATTTCCTTGTGGATGACGGGGGCTCTGTGGAGGCCCTGGAGCAGAAAATCATGGCCTCTGCCCAGAGGTCCCGGTCCGCCTACCTGGACACCGCCTCCGCCATCGCCAGCATGGGCTCCAATGCCGGGCGGGCCTTTAGCAACAATGATGAGCTCATCGGCTTTATGGAGCTCATCAATAAGAGCTTTGTCATTGGCGGCGCTACGGCGGAGGGCCAGGCCGCCGCCATGCTCCAGCTCACCCAGGCCATGGCCGCCGGTGCCCTCCGGGGCGAGGAGCTCAACTCCATCCTGGAGAACGCCCCCGGCATTGCCCGTGCCATTGAGAGCTACATGGGCATTGCGGAGGGCTCCATCAAGCAATATGCGGAGCAGGGCCTCATCACCGCTGAGGTGGTCAAAAACGCCATGTTTGCCTCTGCGGATGAAATCAATGCCAAGTTTGAAAGTATGCCCCTAACCTGGGGCCAGATTGCCACCAAGATGCAAAACACGGCCCTGGCGGCCTTTGACCCTGTGCTCACACGGCTCAACCAGGTGGCAAACAGCGCTCAGTTTAACACGGTCATCAACGGGACCATCAATGGGCTGGCCATGCTGGCCACGGTGGCCACCGGCGTGCTGGACCTCCTCATCAACGGAGCCGCCTTTGTGGTGGACAACTGGAGCTGGATAAGCCCCATCGTCTACGGCCTGGTGGCCGCCTTTATCGCCTACAATGCCGTGGCCCTCATCACCAATGGCATCAACGCCGCCATGGCGCTGGCCGAGGGTGTAAAAGCGGCGGCATTGATGATGAGCACCGAGGCCACCTTTGCCCAGACTGCGGCTCAGTACGGGCTCAATGCGGCCCTGCTGGCCTGTCCCATCACCCGGATTGTGGTGCTGGTCATCGCCCTTGTGGCGGCCATCTACGCCGCCTGTTCGGCCATCGCCAAGTTTACCGGCATCGCCAACAGCGGCTTTGGCGTCATCTGCGGCGGCATCAATGTGGTGGTGCAATTCTTTGTCAACCTGGGCTTGACCATCGCCAACATTGCCCTGGGCATCTGGAACGCCCTGGGGGCCTGTGCTCAAAACATCGGCATTGCGTTCAGCAATGTCATCTCCGGCGTGCAGGCCTGGTTTTACAACCTGCTCTCCACGGCGCTCACCGTGGTGGCCGGTATCTGTGAGGCGCTGAACAAGTTGCCCTTTGTGGAGTTTGACTATTCCGGCATCACCAATGCGGCCAGCGACTACGCCGCCAAGGCGGCGGAGGCCTCTGGCAACATCCAGGACTTTGTGAGTGTAGGGGATGCTTTCAACGAGGGCATGAGCACCTTTGACACCTGGCAGGACGGCTGGGTGGGGGATGCTTTCAACGCTGGAGCCAACTGGGGTGACGGCGTGGCCAGCGGCATCTCTGACGCCGTGGGCGGCCTGTTTGACACGGACCTGGGCGCTGCTACGGACTACGGAGCGGGCGGCCTGGGCACCGGCGGATATGGTGACTTTGCCATGGATGACCTTTTGGGCAACACCGGGCAGACCGCCGCCAACACCGGGGCCGCCGCCGATGCCCTCAGCACCTCCACGGAGGAGCTGGAGTATTTGCGGGACATTGCGGAGCGGGACGCCATCAACCGTTTCACCACGGCGGAGGTCCGCATTGACATGACCGGCATGACCAACCGCATTGAGGGCGGTGCCGATCTGGACGGTGTTATCTCCATCCTCACAGACGGCTTTACAGAGGCCCTGCTGACGGCGGCGGAGGGCGTCCATGCGTAGACCCTGCCCCATGCCGGAAACACGGAGTTTTTTCCAATGGAAAAAAGGAGGGTGACAAGATGAGTTACACCTGCTATCTGGGCGGGGCCCTTTGGCCCACCCCAGAAAAGCTCCAGGTGAAAATCAAGGGGAAAAACAAAACCCTGGTCCTCTTGAATGAGGGAGAGGTCAATTTCCTGCGGGCCCCCGGCCTCACGGAGCTCACCGTCCCCTTTGACCTGCCCATGCTCACCGGCTCCCGGTCCCCGGACTACTACCTGGGACTGCTGGAGCGGATGAAAGCCAACAAGGAAACCACCCAATTCATGCTGGTGCGGATGTCCCCCTCCGGGGGGATGCTCTTTGACACCAACATCAAGGTGAGCGTGGAGGACTACAACATCACCGAGGACGGCAAAAAGGGCCTGGATGTGGCCGTGGATGTCAACCTCAAGCAATGGCGGGACTACGGCACAAAGACCGTGACCGTGGAGGAGCCCAAGGCAGAGAGCACCACGCCCACCGTGACGGTGGAAAAGGAGCGGGACGCCAGCACGGCCCCCACGGCCAAGACCTACACGGTCAAGGCCGGTGACAGCCTGTGGGCCATCGCCGTCAAGTATTACGGCAACGGGGCCGACTACAACAAGATTTTCAACGCAAACACGGACAAAATCAGCAATCCCAACCTCATCTATGTGGGGCAGATGCTCACCATCCCATGACCTATGAGCTGCTGATACAACACCAGGGGACCATCATGCTGCCCCCCGTGGTGGAGAATGTGAGCATTGAGTGGGAACGCCAAGGACAGCCGGGAAAGCTCATTGCCGAGGTGGTCAAGACACCCGGCTTGAGCTTTCAAGAGGGCGACCCGTGCCGTTTTTCCGTGGACGGCACCCCCGTCTTTTACGGCTTTGTCTTTGAAAAATCCCGCAAGGGCAGCACGGATGACATCATCCAAATCACCGTATATGACCAGCTCTACTACCTCAAAAACAAGGACACCTATGTCTACACCAACAAGACCGCCGCCGATGTGATACGCATGATTGCGGAGGACTTCCAGCTCAATGTGGGGGACCTGGAGGACACCGGCTACACCATCGGGAGCCGGGTGGAGGACAACCAGACCCTCTTTGACATCATCCAGACGGCTTTGGACGAAACCCTCAAGGCCACCTCCCAGATGTATGTGCTCTATGACGATGTGGGCAAGCTGACCCTCAAGAACATCGGCAGCATGAAATTGGGGCTTTTGATTGATGAGGACACGGCTGGGGACTTTGACTATAAAAGCTCCATCGCATCCCAGACCTATGACAAAATCAAGCTCTCCTATGAGAACAAGGACACCGGTAAGCGGGAGATTTTCGTGGCCCAGGACAGCTCCAACATCAACCAATGGGGCGTCCTGCAATACTACGAAAAGCTGGACAGCACTACCAATGCCAAGGCCATGGCGGATGCCCTCCTCAGCCTCTATAACACCAAAACCCGGACCCTCAAGCTCCAAGATGTGCTGGGGGACATCCGGGTGAGGGCCGGGACCCTGCTGGTGGTCATGCTGGGGCTGGGTGACATCAATGTGTCAAACTACCTCATGGTGGAGCAGGTCAAACACACTTTCAACAATGAGCAGCACCTCATGGAGCTCAAAATGCGAGGTGGTACATTTGTCACTTGACATCAATGAACTGGTGCGGCTGGTCAAGCGGGCCGCCGTGGAGGCCGTCCAGGCAGGCGCTCCCATGAGCGGGGGCTATGGCTATGTGACCTCCACCTCTCCGCTTGAAATCACCGTTGACCAAAAGAAGATATTGACCGAGGCCCAGCTCATCCTCACGGACGCCGTGAGGGACTACACCGTGGAGATGACCACCATGCCGGAATACCACGAAACCGAGGAAACCAGCGGCGGAGCCGGGGATGCCGCTTTTGCGTCCCACAAGCACCGCTACCAGGGCCGGAAAAAGTGGAAAGTCCACAACGCCCTCCAGATGGGGGAAAAGGTCATCCTCCTGCGGTGTGACGGCGGGCAGCAGTACATTGTCCTGGGCAGATGGGAGGCGAGGACCTAATGGCAACTTTACCGACCACGGGGGATGACCTGGACCTCATCACCTTTGCGGTGGAAACCCAGCCCAGCTACACCCACAAGCTGGACATTGACCGCAACCGGGTGAGAGGCATGACGGATGAGCGGGATGCCGTCCTCCAGGCCGTTTACCTCATTCTGAATGTGGAGCGCTACGCTTTCCCCATTTACTCCCGCAACTACGGCTCCGAGCTGTCCGATCTGATAGGCAAGCCCAAAGACTACGCCATGAGCGAGATAAAGCGGCGCATCACGGAGGCCCTGCTCCAGGATGACCGTATCACCTCCCTGGACGGCTGGGAATTTGAAACGGGCAGAAATTGGGTCACGGCCCGGTTTACCGTCCACACCATTTATGGCGATGTGAGCGCCCAAAAGGAGGTTGACATCTGAATGTTTGAAAGCAGGACCTATGAGGCGCTGCTGGCCAGCGCCCTGTCCAGGGTGGCCTCCCCGGTGGACAAGCGGGAGGGCTCCATGGTGATGAACGGCGTGGCCCCGTCCATGGCAGAGCTGGCCCAGCTCTACATTGCGGCGGACTTTGTGCTCCAGGCCACCTACATCATCACGGCCCCCCGTGAGTACCTCATCAAGCGAGCCCATGACCGCAACATGGACCCCTACCCGGCCAGCTCCGCCGTCTATCGGGCGGAGTTTAACATTGAGGTCCCGGAGGGGACCCGTTTCTCCTGCGAGGACCTCAACTTTGTGGTCACCGCCCGCATGGACCCGGAGGAGGACACGGAAACCGGCCTCAGCTACCAGGTTACCTGTGAAACCCCCGGAGCGGCGGCCAACAACTACGGCGGCACCCTCATCCCGGTGGAGTATGTGCAGGGGCTCACCCATGCGGAGCTGGTGGAGCTGCTCATCCCTGGCGATGATGAGGAGGAAACGGAGGCTTTCCGCCAGCGGGTGTTGGACAGTTTCCAATCCCAGGCCTTTGGCGGCAACCAGGCCGACTACCGGGAGAAAGTGCTGGCCATGCCCGGCGTGGGGGACCTCAAAATCCACCCCGTCTGGAATGGCGACATTTCCCCGGCCAGCCTAATCCCGGATGAGGCCGTGGAAAGCTGGTACACCAGCACCATCTCCACGGTGAGCGGCTCTGTGGCCACCTGGCTCACAGCAGTCTACACGGCGGCCAAGGAGAAAAAGCTCACGGTGGGCGGCACGGTCAAGCTGGTCATCATGGCCTCTGACTACAAGGCCCCCACGCCCACCCTGCTGGAGGAAATCCAGACGGCCATTGACCCGGAGCAGAACGCCGGGGAGGGCCTGGGCCTGGCCCCCATCGGCCATGTGGTCCATGTGACCGGCGTGACGCCGGAGGAGGTGGACATTGCCCTCCACCTCACCTATGCCTCCGGGTGGGATTGGGATGCCGTCAAGAGCTATGTGGAGGCCGTCATTGACGCCTACTTTGTGGAGCTGTCCCAGGATTGGGCCAGCTCTGATTTTTTGACCGTCCGCATTTCCCAGATTGAAAGCCGCATCCTCTCCGAGTGCTCCAACATGATAACGGACATTGGCGGCACCAAAATCAACGGGCAGGAGAACAACCTGGCCCTGGGCCCGGACAGCATCCCCGCCAGAGGGGAGGTCACAGATGGATAGACACCTTTTGAACTACCTGCCCCCGGTGCTCCGGGAGGTGCTGGAGTTTCAAATCATCAACGGGGCCAATGAGCCGGAAATCTCCCTTGCGTGGGACGCCATCACCAGGGTGCTGGCCAACCAATTCCTTGAGGACGCCGATGAGGACGGCGTGGCCGTGTGGGAGCAAGAGCTGCGGCTCTTTCCCAAGGACACGGACACCCTGGAGGCCCGCAAGGCCCGCATCAAGGCCAAGTGGAATTTGGAATTGCCCTACACCCTGCGCTGGCTGAAAAACTGGCTGGCGGGCCTGTGCGGCCCGGACGGTCACTCTGTTTCTCTCCAGGACTACACCCTGGACATCCAGCTTGACTACACGGTCCTGCCGGAGGCGGACCGGCTGGCGGGGGAAATCCTTGACATGCTGCTGACGGTCCGCCCGGAGAACATCCACATTTTGATGACCGCCCTTTTGCAGTCTACCGGCGGCGTCCGGCTGGGGGCCTACACGGAGCGCTCCCTGCACATGGACCTGTGGCCCCTGCTGACCAATGAGCTGGAGAGCACCGGCGGCGTCATCGGAGCCGGGCCTCTGGAGTATCGTGCAACCCTTGAAATTTATCCATACGAACAGGAGGAAAGCGGAAATGCCTGACCATGAAAGAAAGTACGGCACCAGGATAACCACGGCGGGGTCCACCCTCATCACCAACTGCATTTTGGCGGGGACCAAGCTGAAAATCACCCAGGCCGCCGCCGGTGACGGCGGGGGCAGTTACTACCTGCCCAGCACGGAACAGACGGAGCTTGTGAGGGAGCTGTGGCGGGGGCCCATCGTGTCCGCCGAGCAAAACGCCTCTGTCCCCAACATGCTGGATGTGAAAATCATCATTGATGACAGTGTGGGCAACTTCATTGTCCGTGAAATGGGCCTCTTTGATGAGGACGGCACCCTCATTGCCATCTGCAACACCCCGGACACGGAAAAAGTGGCCATCTCCACCGGCGTGGACGGGCGGCTCACCATGCTCATGCACATTGTTGTGGTGGACAGCTCCGTGCTGGAGTTTACCATCACCCCGTCCCTGGACACGGTGAGCCCGGAGGACCTGGAGGAGGCCATTGCCGAACACAACACGGACCCGGCCAGCCACCCGGACATCCGGCAGGACATCACGGACGCCGTGGATGACCACAACACTGACGAAACCTCCCACCCGGACATCCGTGTGGACCTCAGCGGCCTGGACAGCCGCCTCTCCGTGCTGGAGCTGAAATATGGCACCAATGTCACCGGCAACAGCTTTGAGGTGACCTTTGGGACCCTCACCGGCGTGGTAGTCACCGGCGTCTGGAATGAAACCTATGCGAGGATTGAGTTTTAATGCCAAGCTATGACATCATCCCTCTTGCCTCCGATCTGCTGGATTACACCATCCAGCGGGTCAAGCAGAAAGAGACAGAATACAAGCCGGTCAAGGCTTACATCATGGTGGGTGACCAGCTTGTGGAAAAGCTCCTCTATGACAAGGTGAAAGATGACGGAAAGCCTCACTTTCCCAAAAGCCAGACTTTCCACCTGTGCGCCGAGCTCCAGGACTGCGCCGTCCGCATCCTCAAGGGCTGTGAGGCCGCTAATGGCCGCTACTTTGAAACCGAGTATGAGGAGCGGCTCAAGGACCTGGACGGCGTGCTCATCGAGTGCCAGACCATGGAGCAGCTCATCAACCTCAGCTATGGCCGCAAGTACATCACCGGCGACCAATGCCACTATTGGGCGGAGCTGGTGCGCCCGGTCCGGCAAAAGGCTTTCAACTGGAGGAAATCAGACGGCAACCGTGCCGCCGCCCTCCGGGAGGCCAAGGCGGCCCAGGAGCTTGCCAAGATGGGGCAAATGGCCCTGCAAATTGCGGAGGCCCTGCGGCCTCAGTAAACGGATACAACGGCCACCAAGGCCGTGTATTTGGGTGTGACCTGTTTATTTACCTCTACCTCCCCGAACACGAACAACACCAACAACGCCTGGAGGCTGAACTCCAATGGCAATATCAACAACAACAACTGCAACAACTCCAACGGGTCCCGCCCCGCTCTGATGGTAAGGTCCGACCGAGTAGGCCCAAAGCCGAAAGCAGCGCCATCCATCACATCAAAGGAGGTCACATCCAGCCTTGACATCAAGGCAAATACATTGCGCCGATGCACCCCACCGCACACCGAGGCGGCGGGGTGCTGCTGGTCCTGTCCCTGCGGCACCTACACGGCGCACAAGGAGAGGGAGGCCCGCCGCCGGGATGACAGGGGGCCGCCCGCATGTTTACAGGGGCGCAAAGACCCGTGCTGAAATTCTCTGAGATATGCACCTTTTCGGTGCTCTACAAAGCCTACCTGGCGGCCAGACGGGGCAAGCGCTCCAGGGCCGCCACCGCCAACTATGAGGTCCACCTGCTGGCCAACATCGTCAACCTTGTCTACATCCTGCAAACCAAAATCTACCGGCCCGGGCTGTTCCGTGTGTTCTATGTCTACGAGCCCAAAAAGAGATTGGTGCAGGCCCCGGCCTTTGTTGACAAAGTGGTCCAGCACGCATTGGTGGACAACCTCATCTATGAGCGCATCACCAACAGTTTTATCCTGGATAACTACGCATCCCAGAAAGGCAAAGGGCTCCACTTCGGCCTGGACCGGCTGCGTGGATTTTTCACGGAATACTGGAACAAATACCGCACGGCGGAGGGCTGGGTCCTCAAGGCAGATGTGCGGCATTTCTTTGCGTCCATTGACCACGACAAGCTCAAGGAAAAGCTCAAAAGGCTGGACCTTGAGCCCATCGTTTTTGACCTGCTGTGTACCTACATAGACAGCACGGACGGCCTGCCGCTGGGCTACCAGACCAGCCAGCTTTTTGCCCTGCTGTTCCTGGATGAGTTTGACCACTTCGTCAAGGAGCGGCTCCACATCCGCTGGTATGGCAGGTACATGGATGACTTTTTCCTCATCCACCCGGACAAGGACTATTTGCAATTCTGCCTCAAGGAAATCCGGGCCTTTATGGCCAGCCTGGGGCTGGAGCTCAATGAGAAAACCCAGATTTTTCCCATCCGCAACGGGATTGATTTTCTGGGCTTTCACACCTATCTGACCGAGGAGGGCAAGGTCATCCGCAAGCTGCGGCACAGCAGTATCAAGCGTATGCGCTCCAAGCTCCGCCGGTGGGAGCAGGACTATCCGGCGGGCCTTGTGACCCGTGAGAAAATCCTGCAAAGCTGGCAGGCCTGGGACGCCCACGCCGCTCACGGCAACACCTGGTCCCTGCGCCAGCAGGTGCGGGACCGTGTGCAAAACATTCTAAAGGAGGAAATCTAATGGCCACAACTACCCTGGGCAACAAGTCCACCGGCAGCATTATCAAGCTGAAAGAAAACGGCACGCTGGTGGACTTCTATGTTGCCAAGCACGACTATGAAAGCAGCCTCAACGGGGCCGGGAGGACGCTGGTGGTCCGCAAGGACACCTATGATGACCGGGTGTGGGACAACGGCAATGTGAACGCCTACGCCAGCAGCGACCTGGATAGCTGGTTTAACAGCACCTACAAAAACATGCTGGACGCCGACATCCGCTCCCTCATCGGTACGACCAAAATCCGCTACACCCCCGGCAACGGCAACAACACGGTGGGCACCCTGGAGCGGGCCATCTTTGCCCTGTCCCTCACTGAGCTGGGGCAATCCCACACCTATGCCAACACGGAGGGCTCCGCCCTGCCCATTGCGTCCACCCTGCGGATTGCCTACCGCAACGGGAGCGCCACCACCCAATGGACCCGCTCCCCGTACACGAACTACACCAGCGGCGCCTGGGGGCTGAACTCCAATGGCGATATCGGCATCTACGACTGCAGCGACTCCTACGGGTCCCGCCCCGCTTTCACTCTCCCCTCCTCCCTCTATGTGAGCGATGACGGCTCTGTGTTTCAGAACACCGCCCCCTCTACGCCCGCCAGCATCTCCGTCCCCAGCAGCATTGACGGCGGCAGCACCATCACCGTGAGCTGGGGCACCTCCACGGATGCAGAGGGCAACCTTGAGGGCTACATTGTCGAGCGCCAGGTGGACGGCGGCTCCTGGTCCCAAATCTACCAGGGCACCGCCACCAGCACCACCAACACCGTGGCCTTTGGCACCAACACCGTGGCCTACCGGGTCAAGGCCTATGACGCTGCCGGACTTGAGAGCGGCTGGAAAACCAGCAGCACGGTGACGGTGACCAACAACCGGGCCCCCGGCGCTCCCGGCAGTCTGACCGTCCCCGCCGTTGTCCGTGGCGGCAGCAACCTGGCCATCTCCTGGACCGCCGCCTCTGACAGTGACGGCAACCTCAGCGGCTATGAGCTGGAGCGGCAGGTGGACGGCGGCTCCTGGACACAAATCTATAAGGGCTCCGCCCTGGCCTACACCGACACCATCACCGCCGGGTGGAACACCGTGGCCTACCGTGTGCGCTCCTATGACAGCTACAACGCCACCAGCACCTATGTGACCAGCGAAACCCGGACGGTGGACAACAACGCCATCCCGGTCATCACCAGCTCCACGACCTCCGGCACCGATCTGGGGACCAAGGAGGACGGCTTTGACCTGACCTACACGGTGACGGACGCTGACAGCGACACCGTGACGGTGAAAGAGTACCTGGACAATGTGCTCAAGCGGACCTACACCGCCACCCTGGGGCAGAGCAACACGGTCCAGTGTGTCACCGCCGCCAACTGGCAGAAAGTCCTCAACGGGGCCCACACCATCAAGGTGGTGGCCAATGACACCAAGGCGGACAGCACCCCCTACACCGTGACCTTTACCAAGGCCGTCTATGAGGCCTCCATCACCCTTTCGGAGCCCATGGAGGCCGATGACGCCATCACGGTCATGGTGCTCAATGTGCTGGGCTCCATCCCGGCGGATGCTGACCTGGAGGTCCTGGTGACCAACAACGCCAACGACACGGAGCCCGTCTGGGAGGACGCCACCCAGGATGTAAAGAACGGCAACAACCATGTTTTCACCAACCAGACCGCCGCCAACGGCTTTGCTTTTAACTTCAAGGTCAATGTGGGCCGGGGGACCAGCAACACCGGCGGCTACATCACCAGCATTGGAGGTGCTTTTCAGTAATGGCAGTTAAGAAAAAGACCACCAGCCTCAAAGCTCTGCATGAGGCCCAGCTCTACGAACAGCAGCAGCGGGACGCCGCCGCCATCGCCTTTGTGGTGCTGGCAGAGGCCGGGACCATTGACGCCGTGACCGCCTCCGAGCAATCCCTGCTCTTTGTGGAATGGGCGGCCAATGTCAACTACACGGTGGGCCAGCTCCGGCAGTACGGCGGAAAGCTCTACCGCTGTGTGCAGGCCCACACCTCCCAGACCGGCTGGGAGCCGCCCAACGCCGCCTCCCTCTGGTCCATCACCAGCGACCCGGCAGAGGAATGGCCGGAATGGTCCCAGCCTTTGGGAGCCCATGACGCCTATGCCGCCGGGGCCAAGGTGAGCCACAACGGCAAGCATTGGACCTCCAATCTGGACGGCAATGTCTGGGAGCCCGGCATCTACGGCTGGACCGAGGCCAGCGAGTAAGGGAGGGCGGAGCCAATGGTTATTGAGCTTTCCGTGGGGGGCCTGCTCACCCTGCTGGGCATCCCCACGACCATCACCTCCCTGGGGCTTTGGCTGCTCCAGCGGCGTATCAGCAAGCGGGAGGCCGTCCAGGATGCACGGGAGGCCGCCCGTGAGCAAAATGAGGTCCTGCTGATACAGAACACCAGGGCGGCCCTGGCGCTGGCTGAGGCCACCGCCGTGGCCGTCCAGCGCATCCCGGATGCCCATTGCAACGGGGACATGCACGCCGCCCTTGAATACGCCCGCAAAGTCAAACATGCCCAAAAGGATTTTTTGACCGAGCAGGGCGTCAAGGCCATTTATTGAGGCCCGCCATGCGGCTGTTTTTCCTTGCCCTGCTGGGCATGGTGGAAATCCTCTGGCGGGACTGGAGAGGAGGGCATGAAAAATAGACACCTCAAAAAAGCTGCTCTGGGCCCATGTGACCATTTCCGTTCTGCTGTGCGTGGCCACCATCGTCACCAATTACCTGGGCTTTGATGTCACGGCCCTGGCGGGCCTGGCTGGGGCCTCCCTTTTGACCAACGGGGCCTGGGGCGGTTTCTATTTCTGGAAAGCCAAAAACGAAAACCGGGCCAAATATGCCCAGCGGTTTCTCAAGCAGTTTGCGGACAAGTACGGGGCGGATGTCGCTGTCCGTGTGGCGGAAATCGTGCTGAAAGACTGAGTAAAGGAGCGTTTTCAATGAGTAAAATGACCGCCAAGGTCTTTGTGGACAAGGCCGTGGACATCGCCAAGAACTACAAGACCTTGTATGTGATGGGGTGCTTTGGGGCCCCCCTCACCGGCTCCAATGTGAGCCGCTACTGCAACAACCACTCCTACAACAAGAACGCCACCCGCACCGCCATGATTAAGGCGGCGGCCAACCAGAGCCCGCCTGTTTTCGGCTTTGACTGCGTGTGCCTCATCAAGGGCATCCTCTGGGGCTGGGACGGGGACGCCTCCCGGACCTACGGCGGGGCGGGCTACGCCATCAACGGGGTGCCGGACATCGGCGCTGATACCATGATTACCAAATGCACCGGGGTAAGCACCACCGGCTGGGATGATATGGTCATCGGTGAGGCCGTCTGGATGTCCGGGCACATCGGCATCTACATCGGGGACGGCCTGGCGGTGGAGTGCAGCCCCAAGTGGGAGAACAAGGTGCAAATCACCGCCGTGGGCAACATCGGCTCCAAGGCGGGCTACAACACCCGCCGGTGGACCAAGCACGGCAAGCTGCCCTATGTGGACTACACCGGGGCCTCTACCGGCGGCGGGTCCCAGGGCACCACCCAGCCCAGCAAGCCCTCTGAGGGCACCGTGGGGGCCTGTGTGGGCGACACCGTGACCTTTACCGGCAACAAGCATTATGTGAGCTCCAACGCCCTCAACGGCTCCGCCTGCAAGCCTGGCAAGGCCAAGGTCACCGCCATGGCCGGGAACGCCAAGCACCCCTACCACCTCATCAAGGTGCCCGGCGGCGGCTCCACCGTCTACGGCTGGGTGGACGCCGCTGACATCCAGGTGGAGGGCGGCATCACCGTGGGCTCCAAGGTCAAGGTCAACAAGGGGGCCAAGACCTACACCGGCGGCGGCCTGGCCTCTTTCGTCTACACCAACACCTACGCCGTCATCCAGGTGGACGGTGACCGGGTGGTCATCGGCCAGAATGGCGTGGTGACTGCCGCCGTCAACAGCAAGGACCTCACCCTGGTGGGGTAACATAGAAAAGGGAGGATAAAATCATGGAAAGCATTTTTGACTGGTCCGTTATTCTCAGCATCGTGGGCGTCCTGGTGATTGTCACCAACATTGTGGTGCAGGTGCTCAAAAAGCTCACCTGGGACAAGCTGCCCACCAACATCCTGGCGGTGCTCATCGCCATGGCCCTCACCCTGGCGGCCTTTTTCGCCTACTGTGAAATCAAGGGCGTGGCCATTGTCTGGTACACGGTGGTGGGCGCTGTGGTCCTGGGCTTTTTCGTGGCCTATGCCGCAATGTTTGGCTTTGATAAACTGAAAGAGGCCATTGCCCAGCTTGACCAGAAAAAGACCGAATGACGCAAGAGAGCCGGAGAGGGTCACACCTCTCCGGCTCTTTTTTTATGCTCTTTTACAGGGTGTAGTCCTGGGTGGCCGCTCCGATCTGGGCGGCCAGCTCCCGGAGGACGCTGCCGGTTTTGGGCTCTGTGTACCAGAGCGCCAGCATCCGCTCCCCCTCCTGGGTGGTGTAGTGGAACACGGCAAACCACTTGACCGCCTTGCCATAGGCCGTGGTGGCCGCCGTGCCGTGATACCGGGCCATGAAATTGCGCTCCGGCATCATCTCCAGGCCTGTCACCTTTTCCAGCGGGAGGGTGGCCGCCGGGCCGCTTGTCTGCTGGAACACCAGCCCTGCCTCCGTCCGCTCCATGAAACAGGGGCCGTCCTGGGAAAAGCCCCGCAAGCCCTCATAGTGCATCATGCGGGCCCCCGCCGGGAGGTCCTTTTTCTTTCTGCCAAACATCTCAATGCCCTCCTGTTCAAGCGGCCCGCACCCAATACTTGAGGAGCTGGATGTATTCCTCAAGCGGGCGGTTTTCCGCCACCTCTGCGTTGTAAAGGCTGGTCATGTACTGCATCCATGTTTTCCGGCCCTGCAACTTGATTTTACCTAAATAGCCGTGTCGAGAACGCACGGAAAGCGCCTTGTCTGCCATGCGGGTGATATTCACCGCCGGGCTCTTTCTGGCCGTCACCAGGGCGGCCTCAAGCGCATCAAGGAAACGCTTTTCATCCTCCGTGAACAATGGCACCGCCTCCTTTGCACCTCCATTGTACGGTTTCACCGCCACTGTGTCAAGTATTGGAGCCTAAAGTGACAATGACAAGTCAAATGGGCACACTATAATTTACATTGTGGAGGTGATGCTGGTGATAGCAGAACGAATAAAAGAACTCCGGCAGGCACGGGGCTGGACCCAAGCAGACCTTGCCCGGCGGCTGAGTATAACCAGGAACGGCGTCAACTCCTGGGAGCAGGGACTTTCTACACCGTCCCCGGCATCCCTGGTGGACCTGGCCCGGCTGTTCTCTGTGTCCACGGACTACCTGCTGGGCGTGGAGCCCTTGAACACCGTGAATGTGACCGGCCTGGATGAGCGGGATGTGGCCATCCTTGCAGAGCTGGCGGACCGGCTGAGGCAGCACAAGGCCGATGAATAAACAGGGGCCCGGAACAATCCGGGCCTCAAATTTTTTCTTGACACTATACAACTAAAGTAGTATAATGAGGGCACAACGGAGGTGAGCGTG